AGGTCTAATGTTGGAGTGAAACAGGGGGGGGTAAAATCGCCCTTCAGAGGAAACGGTTTGAGTCGTACCGCCATGTTGTTTAAGATAGCGACGCTGGCAGGTCATAAATTGACTATTCCTGAAATGAATAAGTTTAAAGAGGTGAATCCTCGTAGTCTTGAACAGGTATATAATGAAGTAGTTCGCGTAGGCGATGCTGGTAATGCCCGATTCGCTTTGCAACTGATATTAAAATAAGATTATGGCTGAAGAAAAGAAAGAACAGTTGACTCCTGAACAGGAGTACATGAAAGAGAAATCGGCAATCCTGGCTGAAATGTCTGAGGTGTTTAAGAAGCATAATTGCGATCCAAACCTCTCGATAGAAATTCTGGCAGAAATGCTGATGCAGATCTTTGTTGGTATGCAGTGGATGACTGATGAGAAGATGGATCATTATGTATTCCCATTCTTTAAGAAATTGAAAGAGCGTGCAAAGGAAGTGTTGTTTAAGACCCGTAATAGTCGTGCAGCACAACTTCGCAGACAGGAAAAGGCAGCAAAGGAAGAAACCCCTCAGAATGCTAATTAGTATGGCAAATATGAATGTTGACATAGCGAATTTGTTGAAGGATAAGCGTGGACTCCTGGAGTATCTGGTGAATATGATTATGGCATCTGATAAGTTCATGCAGAACCTTCCACAGCTTCGCGAACGTGGTTGGACTGAGAAGGGTATGTTGGATAAGGTGATCGAGATTACGGCTATCCAGTCGAATCAGTTGAAGCACCTGGCATTGATTGCCATCCTGATAGTGCAGAGTCGCGACTTCGATACGAACGTGGCACTGTTGATGAATAAGATGGGCCGAGGTGACGAAGCCCTTCAAATCCTGATGCGTAACAAAATGGAAGGAAAAGAATAGTATGGTAGAAGAATCGCTTTGGGGTGTGTCGCTCTCGATGGCAGCGAAAGAATTGCCGATGACGCAGAGCATTATTGCACAGACATTGAAGAATATGCAAGTGTGCCAGCAGAAGTATAAGAAAACTGAACCTGAGTACGAACGGCTGAATCACTTGATAACGATGGTTGGCTCTATCTCCTATATGATGACGGGCGTAGAAGCCGCTCTGAATGCTATGGTGATTGATATGATGAAGGAATTTAAGAAGGCGAAAGAACAAATCGCCGAACAGGACTCAAAAGAATAGTGGTGTCGAAGGTGAATCTGATAATGGATGGTTTCAAACGCTATGCTCAGGTCGCATCAGAGCATGGGTTTACGAGGGAGCAAATCGTCTGGGTTTGTAATGAAGTCCGGAAAGAAATTCTGGATATTCAGAGGCATCCGAGAAGATGGGTCTTATCTGATTTATTAAAAAGGAAATCGAAGGTGGTAATGGATATGAATAAGGCAGCAGACATGGTTCGGAAGATGATGTCTGATGAGCCGTGTGTGTTGCAGATAGATTTGGAGCACAAAGTCCTGGTATGTAATGCCGGTGGTGGTCGTATTCGCCTGGTTGCCCTTTCTGACCTTATCGACCCATACGAAGTAGAACAAATGGAAGCAGAACAAAAATTAAAAGAATTGAATATATGAAGATTAAGATTGTAAACAAGTCGCACCATCCCCTACCCGCTTATGCCACTGAGTTGTCAGCTGGTATGGATCTGCGTGCAAACATCGATGAGCCGATAGTGCTCAAACCTATGGAGCGTCGTTTGGTACAAACGGGATTGCATATTGCTTTGCCTGTCGGTTACGAGGCACAGGTACGTCCGCGTAGTGGACTGGCCCTGAAGAAGGGTATAACGGTGCTGAATGCACCTGGTACTGTGGATGCCGATTATCGTGGTGACGTGGGCGTTATACTGATTAATCTCAGTGATGAGCCATTTATTATTGAGGATGGTGAGCGTATTGCCCAGATGGTCATTGCCCGCCATGAGCATGCAGAGTTTATTCCCGTTGATGTCCTCGATGAGACAGAACGTGGTGAAGGTGGTTACGGACATACTGGTGTGAAGTAATGACATCGAAGAAAGTGTATATCTCTGGGCCGATAACCGGCTGTGATCCTGAATGGGTAGAATCGCAGTTTGCGAGGGCTGAGAAGAATCTGATAGGCTTGGGCCACCGTCCCGTTAATCCGTTGAAGATGTGGGGATGGTGGAACTGGCTCTTTCGTCGCCTGCCCTACCAACTCCAGATGCTTATTGATATCTGTAAGCTGCATGGTTGTGATGCTATCCTGAAACTCCCCATGTGGGATTACTCTCGTGGTGCAAAGCTCGAAAGTGCCTTTGCTGAATTTTGGAAAATTGAAAACCTGAATAAAGACTATAGTAAGTAAGAAAATCACTATGCCTAAGATCTATCTGCGTGTATCTAAGTATGTCGGTAGCTTTATGCGTGCCGATGGTAATGGAAACTCAATCTCAAAACAGACTCCTATCCAACTGTCGCAATGTTCTGATGAATATGCTGTGATGGTGCATAGCCTTCGCATCGTGCCTGAGACACAACAGCGTCGTGCCTGCTGCTATTCTCAGTCTGCCTGGAATAACATGTTGCGTGGTCGTCTGCCTGAAGGTGGCAAACCGATTATCCAGCGCGACCCGAAGGATTACCTGACATACGCCGAGGTGTGTACGTTGGAGCGTCTGCCTAACAAGACCCGTCGCGAGGCTTACGAGTTTCTGTGCATCGCCCTGCCCAGGGAGATATATGTGGATGGTCGTATAGAACTGGTCAGCAGCTCGCATACACTCGATACTTCGGCTGCCAACCAGCTTCGTAGAATTTTTAGACAGAGGTTCATCCGAGAATACCTTTACTTTGAAGCGCGACAGCGTGACTGGTGCCGTGAGCAGCGCATCGATCGCACGGATGTAGAGATCCTGGAGCGTTTCTTTATGAAGTGGGATATTCCGGTGTCGCATGATAACAAAGAGCGTGAACACCTGCGTCGTCAGATATTCCGCTGGCGTAAGGAAGGTAAGCGTATGGCTAATGAAGCCGACGTGATAGGCGATGCTGAGATTACGCGAGTGGATGAGTACGAATTAAGGGGTGGATTACCGAAATACGAGTAAATTGTAAAAAAGGTCAAAATCGACTGCGAAAAGATGTTAAATAATGAGGTATTTTCTATGTTTTTTTGTCACACCCCTGTCACACCACTAACGTTAGAGTAATAACCATCAAAAAAGATAAGATTATGAACGAGAATTTATGTTTGGAACTTCGCCAGGATGACATCGTGCGCGTGGATGTCTATCTGGCCTCGCAGTGCAGCATGCCTGTTCCTGCCCAAGTGAACAGCGTGCAATTCATTAACAGCAATCTCTTTACGGGCGATCCGGTACTGACGCTGACATTGCCGCTGGGTGATGACGTGCCGATGCGTGATGTGCCGACGCTGAAGGTACAGAATGCCCGCCAAGCCTCTGGAAACGTCTATACGCATGACTTGCAGGCCGCTGTGCAACTGGCTCGACAGCAGGTAGAATCGGCTATTGAAGCATTGAACGGCAAGGATTTTAATGTGGTCTATACCCGCAATAATGGCGCTAAGGATTTGTCCTACGCCCTGCCTAATGCGTCGATGGCCACCATCGATGAGACGCAGAGTAATAACAGTGTGACCACTCTGAAAATCAAGTTGCAGTCTATGTCGGCTCTCATCCGTCTGGCATCACCAACCAATTAAACCGGCCTCTATATATATAATAAGGTATATTGAATCTAACCACGTAAATAACAGTAATTGTTCCATCCCCGATGACGTTGTGAAACGCTGTCGGGGCTTTTTTATGCCCTAAAACGTCCTAAAACCCTAATATACTAAGGAAAACCACATCACGACCTCGCCCGCACGTTTCATTACTTTTGCGATAGAATTTTTAAACTAAAAGCGAAAAAGTATGAACGGATTACTGGAAATATTGTCAACGAAGAAGTGGATGATCATGCCTGAGTATGTTCATGGTTCTCGCACAATGTGGGAGCAAAATTTGAATGGTCATATCGGTTTGGAGTTTGACAAAAAGAAAAAGCCATACGCCATGCAACTCATCAAGTCTGCCGAGGATGCCGCTCCTGAAATCAAGGAGTATCAGGTTACGGAGCAAGGCAAGGTAGAGTCGCGCTGGTGGATGGAGGACATGGATGCGCCTTTTGTCAATGTCATGCCGGTGGCTGGCCCTATCACTCGCGAAGGTGGTGCCTGTTCTTATGGCTCTATGGATCTGCGCGACTGGCTCATGGAGGCTGCTAATAACGAGTTCTGCAAGGCACATGTCTTTGTCATTAATTCGCCTGGTGGTTCCGCTTGGGCTATCAATGATTTTAAACAGGCTATCGAGTATGCCCATGAGCGTGGTCAGAAGGTGTATGCCTTCGTTGACGGCCTTTGTGCATCAGCAGCTATGTATCTCGCTTCTGTCTGTGATGAAGTGTACTACATGCACCCCAAAGATTTGTTTGGCTCTATCGGTGTGATGGCTGTGTTCTACACCGAGAAGAATGGTACTACAAACAAGTACACCAATGAGACTTTCCATGAGCTCTACGATCCTGAGTCCTATGACAAAAACAAATGGTATCGTGACCTCGCCGATGACCCGAAGAATGATAAGGTTCTTATCGAAGAGTTGAAGGAGGATGGCGTACAGTTCCGTAAGGACATTCAGGCTGCCTTCCCTGCTGCTAAGGAAGAGCACATCCATGGTAAGCTGTTCGAGGCTGATAAGGTGACTGGCATTCTGTGTGACGGACAAATGACGCTGGGTGAGGTGATTACCCGTGCCTTTGAGGTGGCTAACGGTTCTGCCGAGCCTATCACTCGTGTAAAGCCGGTGGCTCCGGAGGATGACGTGCCAGAGGATGACCCCGCACCAGCCGCTAATGCTAATTCTTTAACCCCAAATAATAACAACAGTATGAAAGAGTACAAGAACATTGCCACCGCTTGCGGTGTAGAGGAACTGGTACAGACCGAGGAAGGCGCACATTTCGTACCCGAAATGCTCGACGCACTCGACCAGACTCTTGAACAGCATGCCACTGAAAAGGCTGCTGCTGAGGAAAAGATTCAGACCCTTCAGGGACAGGTTGACAACGCCCAGACTGAGCGTGAGGAAGCTGTCGCTAACCGTGAGAAGGAACTGAACGAAGCTCACGAGCAGGCCATTGCTAACCTCAATGAGGAGCACAACCAGGCCATCGAAAAGCTCAACACTGAGCACACTGAAGCTCTCCAGACGGAGAAGGATGCACGCGAGAAAGCCGAGGGTGAAGCAAAAGACCTCCAGGCAAAGCTCGACGAAGCCAATCAGATTATCGCCGACCAGAAGGGCCAGATCGAGGCTATGACTGCCGCTCCCGCTGCTGAGAAGGGTGGCTCTCCTGCCAACAATGGCCAGGGTGCAGAAGCTCCGGCTGCTGAGGAAGGTGGTATGCCTGCCTACGACCACTCTAAGTCTCCAAAGGAGAATAAGGAGATTCGTGAGGCATGGAAGAAGGCTCACCAAGTTTAAGCATTTCCAATTATTAACCCTTTAAAAACATTAGAATTATGGCTGACAACAAAGCTCCAGAGTTCATCGGTCGTGAGGCGCTGACCCACGTAGCCGAGCAAGTTGGTAAGCAGATCATTATGGGCCCCGCTTACGAGGATCCCGAACTGCTCGACCGTCTTGGTATTAGTGTGATTTCAGGCGTACAGTTCAAAAAGACTGATCACCTGTTGGTTCGTAAGGGTGGTACCACTCGCCGTAAGAAGGTTGGTACACCCGTTGAAAACAAGATTGGCTTCCTGAAGGAGCGTACCCTGATTGCGAAGCTGACATGGAACCGTTACAAGGACAACATCGACAACTACGTTGAGACTGTCTTTGGTACAGACGGCAAGCCTGGTGGTGACTACCCCATGTCAACGGTTGCAGTAGAGGCAATCCTGAAGAGCTACGCAGAGGATTTGAAGAGTAACCTCTTCTTCGGTGACATGGAGAATGAGGACAGCCTCGATGAGGACAAGCAGAAGCTCTCTCTGTACGATGGTTTCCATACTGACATGGCCCATGATATTGCCGACGGCATTATCAGCGTACAGAATAAGAACCTGATTCCTTGCGACGCTATCTCTGCTCCTACCGATGCCCACGACTCTACTCCGTTCGACACCGCCTTGGAGTGGTACACCAAGTGGGAGGGTCGCCTCCGTCAGCAGAAGCTCGTGAAGCTGCATGTTGACATCCTGCGTGGTCTCTACATCGCTCAGGGTTATGCCAACAAGTATCACGGCAATGCTAAGGTGAACTACCTGCCTAACGGCAACTTCACCGTGCCTGAAATGCCTCGTGTAGAGTTCTGTCCCTCTGACGCTTGGGGTGTTGGTACCCGTATGATGGCCACAATACCTGGAAACCTCCAGTATGGTGTGGATTCTGAAAACAACCAGTCTTTTGTTAAGACTCAGTTCGGTTCGGATGAGGACGCTCAGGATGTGATCTTCCAGATTCAGTCTATCCAGGGAACCCGCATTATGAATCCGCTCCCCAGCGCATTCGTGATGAGCGATGGCTCTATTGCTGAGAACGTCATCAATGGTGACTACGAGAACTCTAAGTTGGTTGTAACCCTCGACGGTGCCGATGAGGGTGCTAAGGTACAGGTGAACGGTCAGGATTATCCGAAGGCCCTGGAGTTCGCTCCTAACGCGCTGATTACCCTGAAGGCTGTTGAAGGCTCTGCCGAAGGCCACAAGGTGTTCAAGCAGTGGAGCAACGGCAAGACCGAGAAGGAGATCACCATCACCGCTACCGGTATGCCAATGGCTATCACCGCCTTCTATCAGTAAAAAAGTCTGGGAGGGCTCCGGCCCTTCCGCTTTTTAATTTTCTGCATTAAGTAATCACTATTAAAAAAGAGTAAGAATATGGCAAATATTAATTGTCCTGAGCTGGCCGACTACCTGAATGAAGAGAACTGTCTCGAAAACATCGGTGGTACATCGGCTGTAGCATATTACTTCGTGAAGGGCGACCTCGCTGCTCCATTGACTCTTAGCGGTTGCATCTACTCTGCTCCTACCTTCAAGAGCGGTAAGGGCTTGTATAAGTTCGACCTGAAGGATGAGACACAGCAGATCAAGGGCGAGAGCCAGGGTAACAACGGTGGTTTCAACCTCACCTACAATGCTACCATTGAGAGCGTCAACAAACGTATCGCTGAGTTGAGCCGTGCATTGAACAACCTTGACATCTGTATCATCGTTCCTGATGGTCAGACTGGCGACACGCAAATTATGTACGATCCCAACCATCGCGTGAAGGTAGAGCAGGGCGGTATCGCTTCTGACACCGGCGCTGCCACTTCTGACGATCGCCAGACAACACTGGAGTTCCACTTGAACGGTGTTCTGTATCAGAACCTGTACGTGACCGCTCCAGCAGACGGCTGGGATTCACTGCTGGTTTCTGCACAGTAAGCGCGTTTCGTTTACAATCATAAGGCCCGCACCGAGGACTATCTCCGATGCGGGCTTTTTCTATCCCCGATTTTTGTCACGTACTTCCCCGATAGGTTTCCTACCTTTGCTTACGTGAATTTGAATATCGAATATCGAAAGTAAAAGTATGGAACAAAAATTATTCAATCAGATGTCGCAGCAGGAGCGTACTTCCTGGCTGTCCGACTTTCAGCAATGGTATGCCGCCATTCTGCCGCAGATTGAGCAGAAGGGCGTGACCGGCGAACTGTTTGCGGAGTTTGAGCGTGGCCTTCACATGATGGAGCCGTTTGCCTACTGCCGTGCGTTCGTACAGGAATCTCTCAGGTTTAAGGATTATGGAGCCCGTCGTAAGTTGCTCCGTCGCTATGCCGATAAGGTGGCCACGGAGGTACAGGGTATGATAGGTATGATGAAAACCGTGGATCTTAACGACCCCAATCTTCTGACTCCCCATGTGGGCCGTCCTACGAAGGATGAACAGGCTGCCCGTCAGTTGCAGGCCGAGAAGGAGCGCCAGGAACAGGAGGAAAAGGAAGAGACGCTGTTTGGTAAAAAGAGTGATATCCCCGTTGTAGAGACACCCGACACGGAATCGGTCTCTGGCTCGATGGGTGGCGGTACGCTGCTTCGCCTGGACGAAATCAAATGGTTGCTCTCTCCTGCCCTTCAGGAGGCCGTAGAGACTGTGCGCGATTTGCGCCAGAAGGAAGCCGACTGTGCGGCAACGGCCAAGGCTATGGCTTTGGCTGGTCATCCGGAGGAAGAGGTGGAACCATACTCTGAGGATGCCGTGACGTATAAGCAGCAGTACGAGAGTATCTACGGGCATGTGGATAGCGAACTGGCCCACGTCTATGTACGTTTGAAGGAAGATACCACCTATATCGCGAAGATCCAGGCAGCGAAGGCCGACCCGCAGGAATGGCGCACCAAACTTCGCGTGTATTGGGATAAGTTTGATGACCAGCAGAAGGCGACCATCAAACAGCAGGTTATCGACGACATCAAGCGTAACGACCCTGAGCAGGCAAAGATCCGCGAGGCCGAGGAAAAGAAGAAGAAGGAAATCGCCGACCTTATTAAGTATCTCACCCGTAAGGATAAGCTCAACACCCCTCGCCGTGTAAAGACGATGGAGGAGCGTTATCAGCAGCTGGTGGAACTGGCTGGTGAGGAAGAGGCAAAGCATTACTATCCCGTTTTGGAAGCAGCCCGTAAGGATGCGGAAAATTATACTATTAACAACAAAAAATCAAAGAACAATGAAGAAGAGTAAAGTTATGACAGTGCTCGGCGCTATGGCTGCCGGTGCTCTGGGTTTGGTATCATCACCATCGGGTCAGCAGTTGGCTGAACAGTCTATGCAGCAGGTCAAAGGCCAGCAAGTCACACAACAGGCTCCGCAGCGTTACCTCAATCAGCAGGGCCAGCAGGCACAGCGTGCCAATCCTGGTCAGACGGTGCAGCAATATCTTCAGAATCCCACCATCCCTGGTGGCGGTGGTCTGCGTATCGCCGGTAACTACGGCATGTCGCCCAAGGAATATGGCGAGTACCTGATGCGCACGGGTAAGGATAAGTATAATAAGCGCAAACGTAAGCATATTGCCAAAGGTATTGCGTAATGTCGAAGCCCTCAGAGAAATACTTTGATAAGGTCGAACGTTGGCTGTTAGGTGGCATCAGCATCGAAAAGATGGTGATGTCGCCCGACCAGCGTTTCCGTGCCATGCTCGCCTATGAGGTCTATCAGCGATGGCTCCAGGATAAGCAGCTACGTGCCTCTGATGTGCTCCGTAACATTGCGGCCCGTGAGTACCCTATCCTACTCCGTCGTGCTGCCGAAGGTGACGCAAAGGCCCAGGAGTATGTCGATGCCATGAATGTGCGCCCTGGCATTCCGCGTACACCAACCGAGATATCTAACGACCTTGCACTGTTCAATCATATCATCGGACGCTTTGAGGTGCCGATGGATAACATCGAACGTGCGAAGGTGCAGGATGCCTCAGACTGGCTAATCCGCGAGGGCATGAAAATGGGCGACCCCAGAAGTGTGAAGTCCGGTGCCGACCTGAAGATGGATCTCTATAACGGCTTCAAGGAAAAGGATGATGCGGAGGAGCAGATGCCTGACTCGGATATTGTGCTGACGCATGATGTCTCTGTGGTGAAGCGCGACCGTGTGAACTATACCGACGAAGAGCGCAAGAAACTGGCCCGTCGCTATGGTCTGACCGACAAACAGGTGATTGACATGATTCAGAACAGCGACGGCACCTGGGAAATGCCCGACGAAGAGGGCGACAAAGAACCTGAAAAGGATGTGTTTGACGAAGATCCATTGCCATGAGGAAGGTCTATTTAAATTATAAGCAATACCTTATATATTTAATGAATGTGCGCGACGGACGCTTGCTTGGTGCCCGTCGTTTCGGTAAGACTGATGGCACGTTAGGCCCTCGCATCTATCGGGTGTCGAAGTCCATGCCCCGTGCTACGAACATCTGGCTTGGTAACTCGCGCAAACAGCTATACACCCGTACCGTGCCAGGTACGATAGCAGCTATTGAGCGTTTCTTCGGACTGAAGGAGGGCCGTCATTTCGGATGGGGCAAACCGCCTCGTTGGGTGAAGTCGCCGATCATTAAGCCAAAGACATGGGATAACTGCATCTGGTTTGCAAATGGTACACTTTGGCAACTCATTTCACTCGCCGTCACCGGATCTGCCAACTCTATCACGGCTAACTCCATCGTGGCTGATGAGTGTAAATTCATGTCAAAATCGAAACTCGATGGTGAGGTTATGCCTGCCCTGTCGGGTATTGTTGACCCTTACGGCAATCTGGGCTACACCGAGGATAACCCGATGTTCAAAAGCACCTTTTTTGCTTCTGATGCTTCATTGACCAGCAAGGGCAACTGGCTCGAAAAGGAAGAGGATAAGCTCGACGCACATCCTGACACAGGCCCGTTGGTGGATAAGACCTATCGTGAAATCCAGGAGGAATTGCAGGCGTATGCCGAGCGCGTCATCTACTACAACGATCTGATGGATGCAGCCGAGAAAGATAAGTGTGTGCCTATCGTACAGCGTCCGGAGGATATAGAGGCTATCCGCATCAAGGCCGAAGCCATGATGAACCACGAAGGCCCGTTTAAGATTCTGCCTAACTACGGCAAGCGCATTAACAAAGCGATGCTCGACATGGCCGTAAACTACAAACTCATCACGCCTGAAGAAGCGGAATTGATTTTCTGTCATAAATATCTCATTACCCCAGAACAGGACTTCGATATGCAGATGATTTACCAGTCGAAGTCGTATGCAAAGAAGATCCGTGAGTTACAGTGCAATGCCTTTGCCTTCTGGCGTGTCTCTACCTTAGACAATCTCGATATTGTTGGTGAGTCGTACATAGCTCGTATGGCTCGTGACCTGCCGCCGGTCGTATTCGCCATATCGATTCTGAATAAGAAGGTGGCTAAGAGCAACGACGGCTTCTATTCCAATCTCGATATCGAGAATATTCACGGCTATATTCCTGATGATTGTCCGGCTATCGACAACTCGTTTACCAAGCGCATGGCGACGGGCATCGTGGGTGGTACGATGGAACAGGAGGAATACGAGACTCCTAACTTTGGCGACCTCCAGACCATTAAAGATTGTACGCTCGATGGTGACGTGGTGGATGCAGCCCCTCTGTATATCAGTATGGACTACAACGCCAATATTAACTGGGTCGTTACGGGCCAACTCTATAAACGCGACAATCAGGAATGTCTCAATGTGCTTTCCTCTATGTATGTCAAACATGAGCGCAAATTGCGTGAGCTGATGGCCGACTGGAACCACTACTATAAGCCTAAGATGTCGAAATGTAAGGAGGTAGTGTATTTCTATGATGCTACGGCAAAGTTCAAAGGCTATGCCATCGAAGGCATGGAGGATTTTAAGGATGTGGTGATTAATGAATTGACCCGTTACGGTTGGAATGTACGACCTGTGGATATGGGATCGCCTCTCGGTCACGAAAAAAAGTATGCCGATATCAATGAGTCGCTGGCTGGTGTGAGTTATCCCGCTATCCGCATCAACCGCGAGAATAACGAGGCGCTGATTGTGGCCATGCAGACAGCAGAGGTGGAAATCGGTTATAAGGGTTTCCGCAAACGTAAGAGTGGTGAGAAACTGAGTGAGGACGCTGACGATGCAGTACGACTGGAATACCGCACAGATGGCACCGATGCTTTCGACTCGCTTTATATCGGTTGCCGCTATCATCTTACGGCCATGTCGGGTATGTGTCTGCCTATTCCTGGCTAATTATTTTCGTACCCCGATAATCAGTTTGTCACGTAGTCGAAGAAGTCATTTGCTAACTTTGCTTGCAGAAATTTTAAAACGGAAAGATATGACAAGTCTTGATTTCTCTTACGATTATCCCAGCTTTGTCTCGACGGTGTTCGAAGGCGACAGCAAAGTGAGTATGGCCTTCGACCGTGAGGCCCTGAATTTGGTTCATGTAGATACCCGTGCGGATGAGAACGATGTTTGGCGCAAACTGCGTTCCTTCACCATTGGTACCAAGAACGAGTTTTCTCTGACTGGCTCTGCCAGTGGTCAGCAGTATCGCCTACGTTGTGATGCGCGTCCCGTAACATGTGAAGTGGAGCCTATCAAGAGTAGCGGTGGCGGTGGTGGCTCTGACATTACACCAGGCGTACCCATTCCAAAGGACACCGTGAATAGCAACTCCATTCAGGATGGTAGCATTAAGCGCGAAGATCTCTCTGAGGAAGTGCTGGCTGGTCTCGACGAGATGAATAACATCGGACTGACCGAGCAGGACATTGAGGATATCTTCTTCCCTGATGGTGATGCTCCTGATACGGGCGATGACGATGAAGGTGGTGATGACAATCAGAACCAAAACGCCGAAACGCCTGAGACTCCGGAAACACCCGAAAGTCCGGAGCAACCCTAATCAAGTCTGAAACGGCGCTTGCGCCATCAGAATAGTTCACATTTTTATTAACCCCAAATTATTTTCAAGCATTATGGCAAAGAAAAAGTTATCTGAACTTGAGTTGATCCTCAAGAAACTTGGTTTTGTCGCCAAGACGTACACGGATGAGCAGGTTGCTGCTAACGCCGTTCACATTATCGAGCAGGGAACTGCCGAGAGTGGCTATCTGAAAACTTACATCTTCGCAAAGGGTGTAACGTTGGAGTCTGAGGTTACTCAGGACAACCTGATCGGTAAGGTCAACATCCCGAAGGACTTCCTGGTAACAGCTGTGAAGCGCGTGACCGTCGAAGCCGGTACTGGTGCCCTTGAAGGCAAGTGGGTAATCGTTTCTGAGAACGGTACTGCCGTTACACCTTACGAGGCTCCTTCTTCTATCAACGCTGCTGGTATCTGGGCTCTGTTCACCATCAACGTGAAGAGCGGTTCTGCAACTGACGAGTACCTGAGCGTGAACCTGAGCGAGCTCATCGACGTTTACACCGGTGGTAATGGTATCGACGTTACGAACAACGTCATCACCATCGACCTCGACGCTAACGGCGGTCTGGAGTTCACTGGTTCTACCGAGGGTGCTAAGAAGCTGGCCATTAAGATCGACAGCAGCAATGCTAACGGTCTGGCTCTGACCTCTGCTGGTCTGAAGCTCGCTCTGGCTACTCCTTCTACCGCTGGTGTCGGTGGTACTAACGGTGCTATGTCCGCTCAGGACAAGGAGAACCTGAACAAGCTGAACATCGCTCTCTGCTCTGACGCTGAGATCGGTAGCTGGTTCGGTTACGCTTCTGACAGCACTATGGTTACTACCACTCTGCCTGCTGTAAGCGACGACTCCATCGAGGACGAGTAATCCGTGATGAATGACTGACGGTGGCGAGGGTGTTCCTTGTTATCCTGGCACCCTCGCCCACCGAAAGTCGTTTGCTGTAATGCAAAAAGAATGAAACTATGGCAAAGAAGAAATTAAGTCCACTTGGTCTGTTGCTGAAGAAGATGTCAGTACTGGCCGTGGCCAAGTTCGCTACTAATGTCGCACATGCAGCATTGAGCGACCGCGTGACCCAACTGGAGGCCGACGACGGTAGCTTCATGCTGTCTGTTGACTATGATACCGGCATGCTCGTGCAGACCGGCTCTGTTAATGGTACATTCGGTGTGGATTACGAGACAGGTTACTTGACCTTCACGCCCGCACCTGCAAGTGGAAACTCTTAAAATGATAATGATATGTCTTTAAACATCGCAAGAATCTTACAGAAAAGCAAGGGTGCCTACAGTGCTTCCCAACAGTATGATATCCTTGATATCGTACAGCAGGGCGCGGCCCTCTATGAGTCGAAGAAACCGAATAATATCGGTCATGCGGTTACTGATACGGCATGGTGGAACCTTCACTATGACCTCTCCGAGGCCATCGCTGCCGCCACCAGTGTCAATATGCCTACGACGGAGGATCCGACGCTGATTCGTCGTATCATGTGTATTGGTACTGACGGACAGCCGCACGCCATTACGCCGCTGACACTCATTAAGTATGTAATGGAAACGCTGGTTGACTACGATGTCATCGCACGTCCGAAACCCTCTAACAGTTAGTAGCTAAGGTATGAAAAGGCTCAATAACTCCCAACCGTTGTCGGTGACGATGACCTATCGCCCCTTGACTACTGTGCTTCGCATAGAGCCATTGGGCAATCTGTCAACGACGCAGTTCTACAGCCAGGCAGCGCTGGAGTGGTTTCCGGATCATACCAAGACTCCTGTGTTCGATGAGAACGGTCATCAGACGGACGGGACATTGCGCCTGCATGCCAACTACTTCATCCAGGATGAAGATGGTCTGATTGATATGGCCGACCTCTCTCCGCAGGTGTTCTGGTATATTGATGATGCCGAAAGCGGACAGGTGACAGATACCGACCCGACGAAGGATTTCTATATCGTTGGCCGTGATCTCTACGTCCGTAAGAACTTTACTCACCTGGCAGGCGCGAAGGTCTATTGTGAGGTACGTGTTACCGACCCCCGAAACTCACAGCCGATAGTCCTCTCCGATACGTTGCAGCTCAATGCCGTACTGAAGGCGAAGGAACAGTATGCTATATCGCTCCTGTGCGATAAGACGCTGAAGCACTATCCGCTTCATGCTGCCTCGCCCATCTACGATATAGAGGCTGAATGCCGCAAGGGTGCCATTCTCTATGACGACCGTGTGGCGTGGTTCTGGGATTATTCCGACAATATGGGCCAGACGTGGAAAACCATCGATGCCTCGTGTCTCTGGTATGTCAGTGGTAAGAATACCAAGAAACTGAGAGTTGACATGGATTATATCGAGTCGCTGATGGTTCGCTGTCGCATCGGTGTGACCAACGGAGCTCAGACTGCTGCTCCTGATGTCAACAATGAGGCTACGGCAAGCATCGCATGGCGATGGCCCAAGCTCAATGCACAGGTGTTCTCCTATGGAGGCGACCGCATCTTTGCTGAGAATGCCAGTATGCGTTTCGGTCTGATCGTACATTGTCAGAAGCACAATGACCTGACAACAGCGGAAAAGAAGCACTGGCTTTTGACCTCATGGGTCATCCGCAAGCAGGGCAGCAGTGCTTCGCCGGTGTTCCTTAACAAGCATGACCTGGAAGTGGATGTGCCACAGTCATATCTCTTCGGTCAGAATCTCGAAAAGTTCATCCTCGACCCAAACCTGGGTATGCGGGGTGTCTATGACATCGTAGGTCTCTCTGGTGGTGATGAGATAGAACTCTCTTTCGGACAGACCTTCGCAATACGCTCTTAAAAATAACTCTTTAATACATTATTTATTATGATTAAATCAAAGACAACTCTCGCTTCTGGTGAAGGAATCTCGAAGGTTCTTACAATCACCAATCAGAACAATGTCTATGAGGCAACGCCCTCAGAAGTCATTGAGGGTGCTACTCCTTCCCCCGCAGTAGGTGCCATTGCTACGCAGTACACCTTGGAGGAGTCCAGTAGTCCTGCTATCAATCTCTCTAATCGTGGTGCCGCTGAACTTTACCAGGCTCAGATGGGTGGCTACATGCTGCTTATCAAGAGTGGAAAAGTCTATGCTGCAAAGCTCAATGGCTCTAACTGGAATCGCTTTGCCGACGGTACGCCTGTCAGCAATCCCAACCTCTTCGAGTGTATGGTGCATGTGCCTGACTGTCATTTCAAGGGTCAGGGTAAGCACATGGATTTCGGTGGCCTTACTCCTATCGATGGTGGTAAGACGTTCGGATCTCCTCATTGGGTAGGTGCTTATCTGATGGGCTATCCTGCCAATGGTAGCAATGGCACGAATGACTGGCACTCTCGCCCTGGTTACAAGCCCGCTCACAGTAAGACGATGCAGGCCTTCTGGGATCGCGTACAGGCTAACCTCGGTTCTGAATGGGGCCTTGCTAACTACGGTTTCTTCTGCCTGATCAATGCCCTCTACCAGGCTCGCTATGGCAATCTCAATTCACAGGCTACTATCGGTGCCGGTTTCCAGCATTCGAATTGGGAGGCATGTCGTGACGTGCCTACTGGCTTGCTGAAGCATCTGGGCGATGGTTCTGGTTCTGTGCTTTACAATGACTCTACCCTGGGCGACCAGTACCCTGTGAAGCTCTTCGGCTTCGAGGATCTTTGGGGTAAGTTGTGGGAGTTCCGTCCTGGCATCCGCTTCTATATGGATGGTCAGACTCGTAAGGCTGTTGTCTATAATGGCAACATTGTAAGTAATACCGTAAGCAATGGTGATGCCGCCTTCGACCATGAGTTTGAATGCCTCTCTGCTGCTTCTGGAAGTTACATTGTATCTATGCAATGTGGCGAGTTCTGGGATATGATCTGCCAGAGCGTTAGCGGTGGTAGTGCTACGACATACTACTGCGACGGTTATTGGGCCGCTACTGGTGGAGAGCTGCTGCCCGTGGGTGGTCGCGCCGATCTTGGCGCTCGCTGTGGGCTTTCGTCCTCGTTCTCGCATTTCGCCTTCCCGTCCTCGGACGCGGGCCTCGGCGCTCGCCTGGCCTTCTACGGAGAACCGGAAATCGTCAGCGGCGCGGAGTTGGTGGCATTGGCCGCGTAGCGGACAATAGCCAGCCAACAGGCGTTTTCTCGTAATGCACGGGGCTGCGTAGCAGCCTGAGCGGAATTAGGCGCGAAGCGCCCTGTGCCTTTACTTACAATCGAATTAAATAACTAATTAATAAAATCCAGAAGGGTAATCCGCAAGGAGCCTTTTAACGGAGAATAGATCTTTGACATGATGATGACAGCAACGAAGAAACCATGACGGTTTTCCTGAATTGCACAAAGATATGCGTGTGTGGCCTGATAAGTGAGGTTCCTATCCTTCTACTACTTAGCAGGAATAAGCGCACACGAAGTATGGTGGTGGTGACATTCACCATGCGAAAGGCAATACAACGTGGAGCTGCTGAACGTGGGTGGTAACGCCAATAATGGCGCTCACTGTGGGCTTTCGAACTCGAACTCGAATAACGCCTTCTCGAACTCGAACACGAACATCGGCGCTCGCCTGAAATTCTATACATGAAAGGGAGTCGTTGTATTCCTTTTTTCCAGAGCTTCGTTCCCCTTTACAATGGTTACGTGTTGACCGAGGTAAAGCTACGGAGCACACGTTTGCGCCTGTCTCGATGGAGGGATAAATCCCGACAGAGCGAATTAGGAGGCGTTGGGTATGAGCCGCAAGGCAACAGAGTCCCCTCACGCAAGTAAGCAATGCAGTTGTACGCATATACCGAACCCCTGAGAGCCGAGAAAGTGTAGAAGGCCGTTAGAGAAGGTCGTTGTAGTCAGATTTGTGTGGGCAAGCATATTGTATGGCAGAACTGGCCTATAAGCGTAAAGCCAGGCTGAGAGGTAAGAACCGAAAGGTTCGTTTCAGTATGGTTTACGACATGAATAACATTCGTGTCGGTGAGAAAGAGGCGCGTAAGGGCAAGGCTTCTCCAAAGAACTATCATAAGGGTGTTCGTATCTTCGACAGCCGTCCTGATGAGTTCATTAAGGAGATACACGATGCTTTGGAGGCGAGAACCTATCACACCAGTAAACCGACGGTCTGTGATCAGTTGTGTCCCTGTGGTAAGGTTCGCCGTTTGACGAAGCTCCCATATTATCCTGACCACATCGTTCATCACGCGCTGATGAATGTGTCCTACCCTATAATGAAGCGATTTTATTACTATGATTCGTATGCCAGTATCTCTGGTAAGGGTATGCACTTCGCATCCAAGCGTGTGAAACGATACATCAGTGAGCATGCGAAGGCAGGTAGGTTGTATTGGATCAAGCGGGATTTCGTGAAGTTCTATCACAACATCAATCAGCAGAAAGCCTTCGACTGTGTTTGCGACCTCTTCGGCGACAGTGGCATCCGCTATCTGTTCCATGAAGCGGTTACGGTCTGTGAGCAGGGATTGGGTATAGGTTTGTTTCCTATACAGCCCATAGCCAACCTCTACACATGTGGCGTTTGCCGTGAGGTGATGCGTCGTTTCGAGGTGAGGATATTCGTCTATTGCGATGATATCCTGCTGATCGGAGAGGATAAGAAGGAGGTGTGGAAGGCCAGTAACTTCTTAGAGGAATATGCCAACAAAGTAATGGAGCAGCCACTACACGAAGAGGTGGGGATGCAGATTATCGATAACGAGCATTTCTGCGATTTCGTTGGCTATCGTTTCTATATGAACCGCACACATCTTCGTAAGCGCATGAAGGGCACCTTTATGTGTCGTATGCACAATATCAAGGATCCTATGATTCGCTATCAGGTTGCTACCTCCTATAAGGGATGGCTGATGTACTGTGATGGTTTCTCTTTTTGGTGCAGAGTTATGGGAATGAAATCTTTTAAGGAGCTGATGGTTCCGAAGTTTGAGGAAGTGGATGGCGAGGGCAAGCGTATGCTTAAAGGTACGCGATGCAGCGCCTCCATCTTCGTGGGCCGTGAGATTATCTTCCGTGATGCCGAGATTGGTGTACGTTCGAAATTCAGCAAGAATGGCAGAGAGAAGAAATCTACGCTCATTCAGGTAGAGGAGCATGGTCAGCTGTTCAAGTTCTTTACAGACAACCAAAAGCTCATCAAGACGATGGAGTATGTGAAGAATCAGGATGGTTTTCCGTTCAAAGGCACGTTGGTAAACATGAATAAGACCGGTGGCCTTCCCGACTACGAGATAGAATAGTATTCACTTTTAAATAATAGCTATTATGACAGAGATTAAGAAAATCGAGTTTAACGAGCAGCCCGCTCTCATCGAGTACGAGGGTGCTCAGGTTCGTATCAATTTCGACGTAGAGACTGGTACGGCAGTGTCTAACAATGGTGCAGAGAGTGGCGAGCAGGAGCCTCGTACCATCTATCTGGCTTACGTTGTGCGTATGGATAATCCGCTCAACGAGGAGCGCGTAAAGGAGGCTGTCATGGCAGCCGGATTCCCTGAGTTCAAGGCCGACGAAGTGGCTGCATTGGTGATGAAGAGTGTGATGGAAGGCTACGGCAACGAGTCTGGCATTCTGGCTTATGCAAAGAAGGCCGTTATTGCCCGCATCAGTCAGTACGACATCAGCGATGCCGTCAACAACTTCACCTTCGATGCTATTGACATGTGGCTCGACCGTGAACTGCGTCAGACCCTTCGCCAGCGTTTCAACGATGAGAAGGAAGAGGGATTGACCAAGACCAACCTCGTGTATGGCGAATTGGTCATCACCCTGCCTATCGACCTGGCTATTGGCCTGATTAAGGATCTGGAGCGTTATGCCCGTCAGTGCTACGACCAGACGGCCCGCCATAAGGCTGCTGTGCTGGCCCTCGACAATGTGGCTGATGTGCTGGCCTACGACTTTACACAGGGCTATCCCACACAGTTGGATTTCGTTGGCGAGGAATAATCCTAACCTTATTCAAAGGATATGATTTACAGTCTGCTAATCTCATGCCTCCTGGTCATACTCTATGTGGGTGTGACCATTTGGAGGCATAAGCAGCTGCCGGAGAGTATTTCTTCGCTGGTGTATAACCTCCCGAAGCCCTGGCAGTGGGTGTGGATTGTATGGATGTGGGCCGTTACCTTTACGATGGCTCCTGCCTTCATAGAGGCCATGCCTGACAATTTCCGCTTTCTGGCATTCCTTACTATCGCCTGTCTGCTGTTCGTCGGTGCTATGCCGCTTGTAAAGAACGAGCGCAATACACTCCACAATATTCTCGGTATCGCTGCTGGTGTTTTTTCGCAGGTGTGTGTGGCCATTATGTATCTCGACTGGATAGCCTTCTGGGGATTTTTCCTGTTCCTTGCAGGCAGCAGTTACATTCAACCTGAAGGATGGATGGGGCGCACGGTCGATGGTAAAAATGTACTCCTCTCAGAGCTTTGCTGTTTTATCACAGTGATAGGTGCTATCCTGATCATTCTTTTGTAACTCCTAAATTTTGTCTATTATGCCAAATTCAATATCCAACCATTTCGCGATTACGGCACTTCAGGAGGGTATTACCGTACAGGGCTCTCTTCGTATCAACGGATCGCTCTCGCAGAATTTCAATCCCCGTAGTGGCACAGCTGTTCCCGATTGGAAGGGTGATGCCTCTACCCGTCCGTCGCTTTATCCGGTCATCCGTCGTGGCTCGGTATATATGAGTAAAAATCAGATATTCCAGGCTAAGTGGTACTACAACGATATCCAGATTCAGTTTGGTGCTGATGGCAAGTCCACCAATTTCAAGGATTCTGCCAACGACCCGCTCTTCCATTTGGGTACGACGACCGTAGAATTGGGCGGTGTCGATGTCCTGGTAGAGGAACTGACTATTATATCCAACCTCGCTTCTGAGGGTAACACCGACCTCGACAGCATCAGTTATCAGGGTTCTGTCGAACTCAATGGTAAGCAGCTTCAGTTCCCGATGTGTTCGGTTGACGTGAAGATTGCTGAAATGAGTACGCAGGGCTATCTCGGTCTGCTGTCGCCTGAGTCTGCCATTATCTCTGCAAAGACGGGTGCTGGTAGCAGTGTCACCATTAAGGCTTCGCTTTATGATGACAGCGGACGCGCACCTGCCTCGTGGTTCTGTAAGTGGTACGATGCCGGTACTGGTACCGAGATTTCTAACTCAGCCGATAAGAAGCAGTTGACCTTCACGGAGTCCGATGTAACGGATAATCTGGTCATCCGTGTCGATTTCTTCACTGACTCGGCTCATACCAATAAGGTGACTTCTGCTTTTGCCTCTATCGATGATACGCAGGATCCAGAATATCTCTATATCTCGATGAATGGTAGCAACAGCGATTTCAGTGGTCAGCTGTCGCCTGGTGAGAGCGTCATCGTGACGGCATGGGTAGCTACGATGGAGGATTCTACAGCTATCAATACGGCCTACAATACCTTCGGTCTGAAGTTGTATAACGGTAATCAGGGTGAGATATCCGGAGGCCCGTCGATGACAGTTACCAACCATAAGGGATCTGTCACCATCGGTTATGATTTCGTGGCCCAGAACGGCTATAAGATTATGGGTATCGTGACAGCGCAATAA